GGATCCCAGCGTGCAACACGTTGACCTGCTGTGCGCTGGCGTGCGCCTGCGTCTGGATGAGTGTCGTCGTGTCCTGGAATTTCCGGGCTGCCTCCACCGACGCGGCACCAGCCGCGATCAGCGCAACGGCCGCCAGCTTGACCGGGCCGGGGATCGCCGCCCAACTCCGGCGAAGCTGATCGGTCGTCCGTGCACCGAGCATCTGTGACTCTTCGACGCGCTCGTTGGACAGGGCCACCCGGTCGTTCGCCGCGATCAGCGACGCCTGCGCCGCCGCGAGCTGCCGCGTCGACGCCGACCCGGATGCCTGCAGTTCGGACAGCCGCTCAAGCGCCGCAGTCTGCCGGAGTTGCGCCTGCGTCAGCTTCGAGGAGGCAAGCGCGGCCTCAGACGTCGAAACGCCGGCCTCGACCAGCGCCTTGTCGGCGCGACCGAGACCGGCGGCAGCAGCGTTCGCGGACGCACCCGTCTGCGTGAGCGACTTGTCGAGCTCCGACGTGCCAGCAGCGGCCGTCCCGGCACGCGCGCCCAGGTCAGACATCTGCCGAACGACACGCACGTAGGTCGCCTCGAACAGGGTGGCATCGAGACGAACCTCACCGACGAGGGAACCGAGGTCGAGAACGCTCACGCGACCCTCCTCAGTGTTGGCTTTGCGCTGACTCGGCCGGCCTCGGCGGCATCAGGACCGCCTGCAACCGGTTCGCGGGCAGCGGTGAGCCAGTCCACGGCTCGTGACCGATCGGCGCCGAGAGAAGCCCGAGGATCCGGGCTTTCAACCACCGCCAGGACCGGTTAGCCATCAACTGCTCGTCGCCGACGTCGATGCCGCGGTCAGCGAGATCGTTTTCGATCAGGTCCCAATGCGTGAGGATCTCGGCCCAGGTCAGACCGCTGTCGCCGCCTCGGGCCCGTTCGCTGATGTCGATGATGGCGAAGTCGGTGACGTCCGTCCCTGGCCCGATCCGGTCGTAGCCGTAGATGCCCGGCGCGATTTCGACCCAGCCGTCTTCTTGGCGGCGCGGCGGGTGGCCCGGTTCGCCCGGGCCGCCGCTTCCCCCGATTGCTCGACGATCTGCCGCGCGACGACGGCACCCTGCGCGTAATGCGCCATGACGACGGTACGGATCATCTCCATCCGTTCGGCTGACACGCCATCGTCGAGCATCTGCTGGTAGGCGTCGCCGAGGAGCCGCTGAGCGAAGTCGATGACGTCGCCTTCGTCAGTTGTGACGAGCTGCAGCAGATCCTTGATGTCGTCGTCGGTGGGTGTATGGGTGACGCCCTCACTCCACACCGACATCATCTTCTGCAGGAGCAGCCCGAACTTCGCCGAGGGTGACGGCACCCGGTAGGCGTGGCCGCCTGGGTGTTTCTCGCTCGGGATTCCCTTGAGGACGAGCGTGTCGTTCGCGAGGAAGTTCCCGAGGTCAAGCTCAGGCATACGTGACCGCGAACGCGCTGGACGACCCGGCCGCGTTCGTCACGATGATGCTGACTGAGCCGGCGGTCTTCGCCGGTGCGGCGGCGGAGATCCGCCCGTCTGACTCGACGACGAACGACCCGGCTGCAGTGCCACCGAACGTGACGCCCGTGGTGCCGGTGAAGTGGTTGCCCGCGAGCACGATGACGTCGCCACCGGCGGTGTGCAGGGTCGTCTGCCCGGCGGGCAGCGTCACACCGCTGATCGTCGGGACGGCGGAGCCGGTGTCCGGGTGGCTGATGATGGCGAGCGCGCCCTGACCGTTCAGCGTGATCTGCGCCGTCGAGAGAGCGGTCTCGGCGCCGCCCTGCTCCTGGAAGCTGACGGACGCCTTGCCGGTGTAGGCCTCGATTCGCGGGCCGTTCGGCTCCATCTCGTAGATGCGGACGGTCACCGAGTTGGCGATACCGAACTTGCCGATCGACTTCGTGCGCAGGTGCTCCTGGCCGGGGTCATAGGTCGTCGCGTCGGACGTCTGACCCTTGCGCGCGATTGTGATCGTCGCACCCCATGCCGCAGCCGTTTTCGTCTGCGACTGGAAACCGCTCGAGTCGTAGTCACTGTCGTCCTCGAAGTGGGCGTTGTCGAAGTTCGGCGCGAGGTTGGTGATGCCCGCGACCGGAACCCAGGACGGCGAGCCGACACCGTCATTCAGGTCGACGTCCACTCGCCACTTGCGGTTGGTCGTTGATGCCCCGAGGGGCGTGACAGTCGTTGTCACCATTTCTGGTGCCTCCTTGGGGCATTGGGCGGGGTTGGTTACAGGCGGTGCGTGCCAGGCCGGTGTAGCCCGAGTCCGTAATTGCTGACGTGCTCCCACCGCTGGTTGTCGTCTTGACCGAGCGGCGTGTCCGATGAGCGGACCAGGGTTTGCACATGGACGCCGTTCGGCAGGTCTAGCGGGAACCGGCCGAGCAGGCAGTCGGCGATCGCGTCGTCGAGGTCGTACACGTCGCGCGGGTCCTGCGCGGCGGAGCGGGTGCGGACCTGCAGGCCCGCAGTCGAGTCAGAGAGGGTCGCGTCATCACCGAGCCCGTACACCGTCAGCGTGATGATCCGGTTCGGGAGCGGAGGAACGACCGCGATATAGATGCCGGTGATGTCGCCCAGGTAGACGCCGCTGGTCTGCCAGGCGACACCGGCGATCTCGTCGGCGAGGAGCCGCGCGAACCCTTCACCGACGTCCGTCCGGTAGCTCACCCGTCGATCGCCTTGCGTACAGACGCGACCAGGATCGCGGCGATCGCAGGTGCTTCCTCATGCATCGGCGTTTCGAGGTACTTGGCGCTGCCGCCGTTCGGATGGTGGAGCGTCAAATCCTCGTGTTGCTTCTCCGCGTAGGCCGCGGACGGTGACGACCCAACCGCTCGATCGTGCTCGTCGAATCCGACAATCTCAGCGTCGTCTTCGCGACCGAACGAGACAGCGACAGCAAGGTCGCCGACTGGGGTCACCCGGCCCGAATCACGCAGGCGTCCGGACTCGACGGGCACACGCTTCTGCGCTGCCTCAAGGAGATGCTCACCGGCCGCGGCAACCCCTGCCTCTGCTGCTGCTGCTACGACAGGGAGCGCGTCGAGCTTGGGTGGCGTGTAGCGCCAGGTGATCGGCATCAGCGCAACGCCAACTGCACATGCGAGGGCAGCGGCAGCGACCCCGCATCCCGTCGGGTCACGGCGATCACGCGGGAGGTCCGGTCGCCGAACTGCGCCGGCAGGGTCACCTTCGAATCGAGCGGGATGTCGGCCGTGCCGATCCGAAGGAGGACCGTCGTGGACGACACGACCTCCTGACCGCCCATGTCGCGCACCATCTGATCCGAGTCGTCAACCAGCGCCGCTGTCGAGACGGGATCGGCGAACGTCTCGCCGTAGGCGCCCGAGCCTGTGTACCGCTCGATCTGCACCGTGTGCACGAAGAAGTAGCCGAGGCTGATCTTCTTCGTATTCGGGCGCGGCATCAGAACCACCCGATGATCGGCGCTTCGACCATCTCGAGGAGCAGGCATTCGCCGCCGTCGGCGATCTCGAACTCACCCACATTGTTCGCCTGCTCGCGCAAAGCGGCCGCACGCGCCCGTAGTTCCGCCGCGACCGCCGGACCATCGGACTCAAGCACCCGCAACGCCCGGATCTTCTTGAACACGAGCGCTTCGTTGCTCGCGATCGTTTCGAGCGCCTGCGCCGCCGCGAGGCGGACATCGCCTTCGAGGTCAAGGAAGGCTTGGACTTCGTCGTCGCTGAATGTCAGGTCGGAGTAGTCAACGTCGGAGACGAGTAGCCGGACCTTGCCAACGTCTGTCGTGAGGTCGAGCGGCATGAGCGACCTCCCGACAGGTCAGGACTTCGGAGTAGTGGTCTTCTTGGCCGGCCGGTTCGCCGGTTCCGCGACCTTGGTCGGTCCCGGTTTGGCTTCCGGTTTGGGTGCCGGCAGCCGGTCTCGGATCTCACCGAGAGCATCAAGCACAGCGGCGAGATACTCGTCGGTCACCGAGACCGGCCGCGGGAGGCCCATCAGGAACCGGAACCGTTCGACGCCACCGCGCTCTTCGGGTCGAGCAACGTGCCACCGAAGACGTGCCGCACCTTGTACTGCACGCTGTCGGTGTCGAAGTCGCCGTCCAGCGGAGACACGGAGCCACCGCCGACCCGGACCGCGTCCGGGTCCTTCATAAACAGCTGCGGCGCCTCGTAGCCACGGAGGAACCCGATCTCGCTGATCGGCCTGCCCATGCCACCCGGTGCCTGCAGCAGGTACCAGGCGGTCGAGCCGTGAGTGGTGTCGATGATCGGCAGCCACGGGTTGACCACCAACGACACCTTGTTCCGCATCCAGTTCGCGACGCGCAGCGCGTCGTTGTTGGACAGGTTCCCGCCACCGGTCGCCGCGAGGATCTCGGTGGCGTTGATGATGTTCTGCGCGGTCACCTCGAGGGCGGGCGGCACCATCAGCACCGCGACGTCGACGAGGATCGGGTTGCCGTCCGTGTCCTTCTGGCTGGCCAGCACCGTGAACGCGGTCGTCAGCGCAGACACCGACAGCGCCGGGTTGCCGGTGACGACGTTCGCGTGCCCGGAGGTGAAGAACGTCGAGTTCGGCCCGGACGAGGTCGCGAACAGCGATGTGGCGAAGTGCTCCTCGCTGTTGCGCGCGGACACCGCGAGGTTGCGCGGCAGCCGCTGCATGACCCCCAGGTCGTCGTTGATGATCGTTTCCCAGGTGAGCTGGAAACGCTTGCCTTTCTTCGTCACCGAGTAGGTGAACGCCGAAGCGTCCGGCAGTGTCTCTTCCGGGTACTCGGTGCGCTCCGCCACGTCGTCCAGCAGGGCGAGGCCGCCGTCGACGGCGAACCGCTTGACCTGCCGGAAGTCCCGGACGCTGCCGGCGCGGGCGTAGGTCCGCCACTGTGACGGAACCTGCTGGTAGTCCGCGAGCAGCTGCCGGTCGAGGATGTCGGCGAACAGCACCGGGAAGTCGCTGGTCGTCAGCGCCTCCTGCAGGTGGTAGGCAGGGCGGCGGCCCTCCATCACCTCGCGCAAGAAAGTCGCGGCCTCGGCCAGCGACTGGATGTAGCGCGGGTCGTCGCTGCGGCGGAGCGACCGCACTGACCGTCCGTCTTCCTCGCGGCTGAACAGCCGCTGGACGGACGCTTCGTTGGCCTGGATCGTCTCCAGGGTTTCGAGGAGCTCAGGCATGGTTCGTCCCCCTGGGGATCAGACGGCGCCGTTGAGGCGGACGCGGATGGTGGTGGTGGCGCCGCTCGTGACTGGGTCGAGTGCGGTGCCGTACTTGACGCCGGTGGCCTTCGCGGACAGTTTCGGTGTGTCGCCGGTGACGTAGAAGATCGTGTCGCCGGCCGCGATCGCGGTGTTGCCGGAGCCGTTGACGCCCTTCACCGACAGTTTGAAGACGCCCTCGAACGAGACGCTGGTGTTGCCGTCGGTGCGCTCGTCGGTCTGCGCGACACCACCGAGCTGCCCGAGCAGCACGGGGTCGCCGGAGTGCGGTGTGGCCGGGTCGGTGCAGGCGACGGAAAGGTCGTCACCTTCGTCGAAGACCTGGTTGGTTGCCATCGGTCAGTTCCTCCCTCGCGCCGCGAGAGCGGCGGCCTCGTCGGTCATCCCGAAGCCTTTGAACGCCTCGGCGAGCTTGTTCTGCGCCTCCGTGAGCGCCTCGTTGTCCTGCGGGGTCTTGCCACCGCCAAGGCTGCGCGGCCGGCCGGCCCCCATCTGCTCGGCGAGGGTCGCGACGAACTCCCGCTCGGAGGTGATTGCCTCGGCGACCCGCTGGTCGAACGCCGCCGTGTCGAGTTCGCCTGCATCGGTGAGCGGCAAGTCGGAGACGGCGCGTTCGCGGATGCGGCTGCGGATCGCGTCGGGTAGATCGGCCGCTTCCTGCGCGGCGAGGGCCGTGTCGATCCGGCCGCGGGCAACACCTGCCGCGGTCAGCATCTGCGCGCGGCGCTCCGCCTCTGAGGCCCGCGTTTCGGCCTCGGTGGCCCGCTGCTCGGCGGCCTGGACGGTACTAGCGGACTCACGCAGTTGGCGCAGCTCCGCGTCGTCGATTTCAGCCATTGTGGCTCCTTCGCTGGTTTGCGTGGGGACGGGCTGCGCCGGCGGCGTCGTGCCGACGGGCAGGAATTGGGTGTGGACGTACACCTCAACCGGGTCGCTCGTGAACTGAACGTCGCCGTCGGTGATCGTGTAGGTCACCTGGAACAGGCCGTCGGCGTTGGAGTAGTCGCGTTCGAACACGAGCCACTCGTCGGTGTAGTCACGAACCCAGCAGTAGACGTCCTGGCCGCCGTAGGTGTCGGAGACGGCGGCGCGGAGCATGTCCCGCTGGTCGGACGCGGTCAGCCCGTAGCCTTCACGGACCCGGCGTACCGCATGCTCGATCACCTGCAAGACCTGACCGCCGCGGCCGGCGTGCGCGACGAAATCGCACGAGTAGCCCTGGACAAGCTCGGTGATGAGCAACCCCGCGCGGCCTTCAGCCTCACCTGTTTCGGCGACAGCTTCACCGGTGATGCTCATGCCGATGTCGGGCGCCAGGTCGGCGAGCATCTCGCGGTACGGCGCGAGCACGCGGATCTCCGCAACAAGCGCCTGCAGGCTTTGGTCCCAGCGTGCGTCCTCGGTGAGCACTGCGGCGAGGTCGCGGATGGACCGCAGGCCGGACCTGTCCTGCTGTTCGGAAAGCCCAGCATGGTCGATGTAGCAGTGCGTGCCCGCGGGGAACGCGGCCGGCCCGTCACGCTGAATCATCTCGGCGGAGTAGTAGCCGCTGCTGCCCCATCCGGGTGAGAGAAGCTGGATCAGGAACCGTCCGTCACCGGACGGCGGGGTCGCCGCTTCGGCGAGCGAGCCGAGGGCCTCGCGGATGCGTTGCGGCATGTCAGCTTGCCCCTTCGGT